GCTTCGATGAGGTTATTGGTCAAGACGCTGCTGTGCGCTCATTGGAGAACGCGATTGAAAAGCACTTGGGCACGGCCTTTCTATTCACCGGCCCATCGGGCGTTGGCAAGACTACATTAGCCCGCATTGCAGCTAAGCAGCTAGGCTGTTTGCTAGAGGATTTGACTGAAGTGGACGGTGCCTCAAAGACCGGCATTGACGATATGCGAGACGTGGTGGAAGGCTTGATGTACCGGCCGCTAGGCGAAGGCTCGGTCAAGGCTATTATCATTGACGAATGTCACGCACTGTCCAAGGCCGCTATCCAGTCACTGCTCAAGGCTTTAGAGGACCCACCATCGTGGGTGTTCTGGTTCCTTTGTACCACGGAGCCAACCAAGATCATTGCCGCTATCCGTACGCGGTGCCTTGCCTATGAGTTGAAGGAAATCCGAACAGACGACTTGGTTGATCTGCTTGAGAGCACAGACGAAGCCAAGGATGTGGACCATGAGATTGCGACGCTTTGTGCTCGTGAGGCGAATGGTTCCGCGCGGCAGGCGCTATCAAATCTGGCTATCTGCCTTACGACTAAAAGCAAAAAGGAAGCAGCCGAGTTGCTGCGAACGGCGGCCGATGTGCCAGAGGCTTTTGAGCTGGCACAGGTATTGGTGCGGGGTGCAAAGTGGTCTGAGGTTCAAGACCTATTGGCTAGCTTGGACAAGACCAACCCTGAGAGCGTGCGCCATGTTGTGCGTGCCTATGTGACGAAGGTGGTGCTTGGCGCCAAGAGCGAAGACGCGGCGGGGCGTGCTCTTGAGATACTTGATGCCTTTGCTGAGCCATTTAACTCTCATGACGGTATGTCGCCTCTGGTCCTGGCGTGTGGAAAGCTGTTGCTATCAGCGTGAGTATGTCTAGCTATGACCGATGCAGTAACCGAACTCAAGAACTCCCTTCAGATTGATCGTGATGATCTGGACACTTGCTTAGTGCAGCAGCCGGGTCTGTTCTATCACGTTGCCGAGCAGTATTCGCTAGCGGTGTCACAGCGTGACGAGGCAAAGCTCGCTCTTGAGGAAAAGACGGCAGAGCTTGATAAGCAGGTGCGGGAAGCAGCAGTGCAGGCTGATGAAAAGCTAACCGAGGCAGGCATCCAGAACCGCCTGCGGACGATGCCTAAGATCAAGGAGCTTCAGCGTGATCACCTAGAGTTGCGGACACAGGCCGATAGCCTGCTAGCGTTGAAGGAAGCCTACATGCAGCGGTCTTATATGCTCAAGGAACTCGTGGCGCTCCAGCTATCACAATTTCACGGCCTGGCTGTAGAACGCGGCAGTACAAGCGCCCGCCATGAGCTAGGTGATCGCAATCGACAGCGTGGTGAAGAGCTTCGAAAAGAAGAGCGCGGCCGGACTGAGCGTTACCGGGGCCGTGGCGAACCAGAGCAGCGGCAACGGCGATGAGCAATTTCCTTATTGACTTGATTTACGTTGGCATGGCAACTGTTGCGGCGATTGCGGCGATTTATGTGCTGGCGCGTGTTGCCTCATTGGGTTACTTTCGTACTCGTCATGAATATGACCGCACGCGGTTTAATGCATGGCACGAGAAGATGTTTGGAGACAAAAAGGAGTGACGGATGCCTAGAGAGCGTGAGCGTGAAGGATTTAAGTACCGAGGCCGTACGGCAGAGGATGTCTCGCGCCGTGCCAAGCAATCGTCAGGGGCCTATGATAATTGGTCCGAAGGTGACACTATCCCCTTCAAGCCCAAGGAAGGTGAGAATTGTATTCGCATCTTGCCTTGGATTTCCGGCGAGAACCCCGATGTTGAAAAGTACACCGAGAAATGGGGCAACCATTGGGGCATCGATCTTCTGATCCATTACAATGTGGGGCCGGACAACGGCAGCTACTTGTGTCTGGACAAGATGAAAGGCGAGCGTTGCCCAATCTGTCAGGCGCGACACGAAGCCACTGATGAAGATGAGGCCGATAAGCTCAAGCCATCTACGCGGATTTTGTGCTGGGTCATCGACCGCAATGACGAAAAGTCAGGACCGAAGCTGTGGTCCATGCCGCTGGGCGTTTCCCAGGACATCAGCGCATCCAGTACGGTGAAGGGGTCAGGCGAAGCACTCTTGATCGATCACCCGGAAGAGGGCTACGATGTCTATTTTGACCGTGAAGGCGAAAAGCTGAAAACCAAATACAAGCGCATTGATGTCGCGCGTGAGTCCAGCCCTATCCACGATGACCAAAAAATCCAGCAGCGTTGGCTGGATTACGTTGAGGAAAACTTACTGCCCAACATCCTTGTGTTCTACGATGCTGAGCATATCGAAAAGGTGCTCTTCGGTCAGGGTGAGCAGCGTGATGCCGGTGACCGGGACAGTGACCGTGGGCGGTCATCGGGGCGGCGTGGCCGGGATGAGTTGCCGGCTGAGGACCGGGAAGAGACAACAACACGCGGCGGCAGGCGGGGCCGGGATGCAGAGCCGGAGCCGAAGCCTGAGCCTGAGCCGGAACGTGGCCGGGGCCGTGGCCGTGACCGGGAACCAGAGCCGGAACCAGAGCCGGAAAGGGGCCGACGTGGCGAACAACGTACCCGTGGGCATTCTGAGCGCGAGCCAGAACCAGAGCCTGGGCGCGAAGAGCCGCGTGGGCGGCGCGGCCGGGGCCGGGATGCAGAGCCGGAGCCGGAGCCGGAAAGGGGCGGCCGGACGGAGCGTTACCGGGGCCGTGGCGAGGCTGAGGGAGAGGCTCCGGCCGCCGAAGAGGGCGAAGACGCTGACCGCACCGTTAGTGCAGCCCGTGGGCGTTTGGCGCGGGTAGGGCGTAGGGGGCGCTAACCCCTGTGGTAGAGCGTTACCGGGGCAAGGCGGATGAGAAGATAAAGTCAACGGGCGGGGCCTATTTTGGGTCTAAAGAAGTTGACTTTATTCCTAGCGGCTGTACGTTACTTGACTGCGTGGTTGGCGATGGCAGTCAGGGGGCGTGGCCGCTAGGACGCATTGTCAACATCGTAGGCGACAAGGCGGTTGGCAAGACGCTGTTGGCGATTGAAGCAGCAGCCAACTTTGCGGTACAATATCCTAGAGGCAAGATTTGGTATCGGGAAGCTGAGGCGGCGTTTGACGTCAGCTATGCCAAAGACCTTGGCCTGCCGGTGGACCGCGTTGATTTTGGCCCAGATGGGCCGGGGATGTCTTGGAGCACAATTGAGGATGTCTTTGAAGATTTAGAGCAGTGCTTGATGCAGTCTGAGCGTACTACTGAGCAGCTAGCCAAAAAGCTGCGGGAAAAGAACAAGAAGCTTGACGAGCGAGATGCCTATAAGGCAGCACTGCGCCAGACGCCACCGGGCCTTTACATCATTGATTCATTAGACGCGCTGAGTTCTGAGCAAGAGATAGGGCGCGATATTCGCAAAGGCTCATACAATTTAGACAAGCAGAAAATACTTGGTGAGCTGTTCCGCACGATGGTGCGCCGTCTTAAGAAAGCACGGGTTTGTATCATCTTCATCTCGCAGATTCGGGCCAGGATTGGCGCGATGATAAGAGGCAAGAAGTACACGCGCTCCGGTGGCAAGGCGATGGACTTCTACGCCAGCAGCGTTATCTACCTCAGCCATTTAGGCAACATCACGCGTGCGATTAAAGGCGTGGTGCGGGCCACCGGGGTGCGGATAAAAGCCAAGTGCGAGAAGAACAAGATCACGCTGCCGTTCCGCGAATGCGAATTTGTCATCCGGTTTGGCTATGGCATCGATGATGAGCTGGCTAGTTTGGAGTGGCTAAAAGCCGTCAATAAGCTGAAGGAAGCGGGCTTTGATAAGATGCCTGCTGATTTAGAGGACGTGGATGCGGCAGCCCTCAAGGAAGACGTGGTTCGTTTTTGGTACGATATTGAACGGGGCTTCAAACCAACACATGGAAAGTATGCAGCATAATGGTGCGCAATAAGCTTCCAGACCGGCGTGAGGCCGCTACGCGGAAGGTGCCATATGAGCAGGCCAACGGCCGGTCCGTTACGCTATTGGTGACAATTGGCTTTCATCCAGAGACAAAGCGCGTCTCTGAGATATTCTGTGCTGACTTTAAGGCCGGGTCTGAGTTTCATGCTATCATAATGGACACGTGTATCTTGCTGTCGCGGCTATTCCAGCATGGCGACATCCCAGAGGAAATTGCTAACTCGGTGGGGCATCCTTTGATCAAGACCTTGGCGATGGCGGCGGCAGAGGAAGATAAGCAGCGATGAAGCGCGGTGGTGGTAAGCAGAAAGGCTCAGCGTTTGAGCGGGTGGTTTGTAAGCAGCTTTCGCTTTGGGTAAGTCATCAACAGCGCGAAGATTGCTTTTGGCGCACTGCGATGTCGGGTGGCCGTGCCACGCTTCACGGCGCTACGAAGGTTCGACAGGCTGGGGACATTACGGCGGTGGCACCAGAGGGCAATGAGCTAGTTCATCGCTATGTGATAGAGTGCAAGTTCTACCGCGATCTTCAGTTGGTTGCTTTCCTCTTGTTCAATAAAGGCAAACTAGCCGGATTTTGGAAGGTGGTGTGCGCGGAAGCTAATCGTCATGGTAAGCGGCCAATGTTGATTGCCCAACAAAATCGTCTACCAACATTGGTGCTTATGGACTATGAAGACAGCCACGGTGTGGGGCGTACAATAGCATGGCGTAGTCGCAGTACAACAGCATGGTGTTGTCGCATCGGTTTATTTTCTGAACTATTGAAGACAACACCACCATGTAGGCCCGGATCATGACACTTCAGCGTATCAAGGGTAGCATCGCTTTCTCTTGCGACAAATGCTCAGAGAGTTTTGAGCCAGAAGAGCCCACGGCTGACGCCCGCGCAGCTTGGCAACAAGCCGCCGACGAGGGCTGGATTGTACGCTGGCCGAAGCCCGGAGAGCCACGCCACCTATGCCCTAACTGTCAGCGGCGATGAATGTCGGTACTTGTCACAGCAGACTTACACTTAAGCGCCAATTCGCGCGACGCCTATCGTTGGGTGGCAATGGAGTTTATTGCCGGGCTGATTGAAAAGCATAAGATCAAAACGCTCTTGATCTTGGGAGACTTGACTGAGGAGAAAGATTACCACGGCGCGCAGCTCGTAAATGACGTGGTAGAGCTGCTATTCAACTTGAGCTGTATGTGTCCGGTGATCGTGCTGCGTGGTAACCACGACTACAAAGACGCCGCTTGTCCCTATTTCTTCTTCGCACGGCGGCTGGAGAATGTGCGTTGGGTAAACGTGGTGACGAAGCTAGATTTTGGCAT